TAGATGCTATGAGGCACAAGAAGAAACCTACTACAATAAACCGACAGGTAATAAGATCCTCGGTAAAGAATGTCAATGGTGTAGTTACAGGTATGCATGTTGGGAAGGGCTTGAAGAAAGACCATCACTTGTCTCAAGGGCAGAAAATCCCCCCACTGTCTCGTATGTCTTTATCAAGAAGAAAGAAGATGAAAGTAAAGACAATACATGATACCCGTAAGGCATGGGCAGTAGGCAAGGCATATGGATTCCGTAGCAGCCTGGAGATTAAAGTACAGGAACAGTTTAAAGAACAAGGCATTGTAGCTAAATACGAAGCAATAAAGATTGAATGGGAAGATCTGATGTATAGAAAGTACACACCAGACTTCCTACTTCCTAACGGTGTTATCATAGAAACGAAAGGATTGTTTACCCCACAAGATAGACGTAAACATTTACTTGTTAAAAAACAACATCCACATTTAGATATAAGGTTTGTGTTTGAACGGGCAGATAGAAAGCTTAGTAAGTCATCTAAAACTACATACGGTGATTGGTGTGATAAGAATGGATTTAAGTATGCAGTAAAACTTGTACCTGATTCATGGACACAAGAAGAGCCTAAGCATTATACGATTGAAAAATTAACAGTCTTTAAGGATAAAAAAGATGGTTCCCAGTGATGCATTTATGAATGATGATGTAGCTCTCGTACTCAGACCTAACTTCACAAAAGATAAGTGGAACGGTACACTTGATCTAAATATAGTTATCATGCCAAGAAAAAAGTCAAGTGAAGATTCCAATGAAGCTTTAGAAGATATAACAAACCTCATGGTAACATGCTTTAGACTTCTAACTAGTGATGAAGATTTTTATAATCAAGTTTTAGAAGAGACAGTACAGTTGATTGAAGCTGGTGAACTCTTAGACCAAGACTCTTTAGATGAAGTTGAGAGTGTTATTGATTCATCTGCCAATGTGTACAAGCTTAATGCCTGGACTAAGACCAAAGGGAATGCATGATGTCTGACATGGTGAATAGTCCTGCACACTACAACTATGGCAAGTACGAGACTATTGATATCATCGTGGATGTACTTGGTAAAGAAGGTGCTATTGCACACTGCAGAGGTAATGTATTGAAGTACACCATGCGTATGATGCACAAAGGCAAGATGATTGAAGATGCTAAGAAAGCTAGGTGGTATCTCAATAAAGCCATTGAACTTATGGAGGGCGGTAGTGAGTCTATTTAGTTTGTTCGATGACATTGAAGACTTAGAAGATGGCAATGTTTTTGTGGATGTTAGTTTCAATGTGACATTCGATAAGAAAGAAATGCCACGTACATACACAGACATACTATATCTTGAAGATGAGATTAGAGATGCTGTCATTAATGCCATGCATGACATGGGTGCAGAATCAACGGATGATATTGTTATTAACATTGAAGGGCTAGAGTGATGGATTATCACGGTATTACCCTAGACATAAATAGAGATTTGCTATTGTCCGATCAAGCAAAACAGTTGCTACAAGACTACTATATGCTTCCTGGAGAGACATCGCCACAAGAGGCATACGCTAGAGCAGCACTAGCCTATTGTGAGTATGACAAAGCATTTGCACAACGTATTTATGACTATGCATCTAAGGGTTGGTTCATGTATGCAAGTCCTGTACTTAGCAATGCACCACGTATAGGTGAGTACTTTAAGGCTTTACCTATCTCATGCTTTCTTACTTATGTAGGCGATAACTTGCCATCACTGATTGATCATAATGCAGAAGTGGCATGGCTATCTGTAAAAGGTGGTGGTGTAGGTGGACACTGGTCTGATGTACGTGGTGTCAGCGATAAAGCACCAGGACCTATACCTTTTATGAAGGTTGTAGATAGTCAGATGACTGCCTATAAACAAGGCAAGACACGTAAGGGAAGTTATGCAGCGTATCTGGATATTAGTCACCCTGATGTTATCGAGTTTATTAATTTTAAAGTACCAACTGGTGGTGACATCAATCGAAAATGCTTCAATCTATTTAACGCAGTCAATGTCACTGACGCATTTATGGAAGCAGTAGAGAAGAATCTCGATTGGCAACTTAAAGATCCATCTACAAAAGAAGCACGTGGTACATACAAAGCACGTGACTTGTGGGAACGATTACTAGAAGCTAGGTTCCGTACAGGTAGTCCGTATATTAACTTCATTGATACAGCTAATCGTGGTCTTAATGCTACACAGAAGAAGCTAGGCTTAAAGGTACATGGCAGTAACCTATGTAATGAGATTCACTTAGCTACTAGCGAAGAACGTACAGCAGTATGCTGCCTGTCTAGTGTGAACCTAGAGAAGTTCGATGAGTGGGTACACACGGATATGGTTCAGGATCTCATTAGATTCCTAGACAACGTATTGCAAGCCTTCATTGACAACGCACCAGATGATATCTACAAAGCTAGATTCAGTGCTGAGTGTGAGAGATCTTTAGGCTTAGGTGCTATGGGATTCCATGGATACCTACAGTTACATGGCATCCCCTTTGAAGGTGTCATGGCTGAAGTAGCTAATCGCAGGATGTTTAAACACATACAACAGAATGCACAGATAGCCACACGTAAGCTGGCAGAGGAAAGAGGTGAGCCTAATGATCTCAAAGGTACAGGCATTCGCAATGCACATCTTATTGCTATTGCTCCAAACGCTAACAGTAGTATTATTTGCGGTTGCTCTGCTTCCATTGAGCCTATTAAGTCTAACGCATACGTTCACAGAACTCGTGCAGGATCGCATCTTGTTAAGAACCAGTACTTACAAAAGATTCTTTCCAAGTATGACATGGATACACCGGAGATCTGGCAAACGATTATTATGAACGAAGGTTCTGTGAGGCACTTAGACTTCCTCACTAAAGAAGAGAAGGATGTATTTAAGACTGCATTTGAACTAGATCAAAGCTGGGTAATTACACATGCAGCAGCTAGACAGGCATTCATTTGCCAGGGACAGTCCCTTAATTTATTCTTCCCTTCAGGTAGCCCCAAGTCCTATGTGAATGCAGTACACTTAAGGGCATGGAAGTCTGGATTAAAAGGTTTGTATTATCTGCGTACCAGTGCAGGTGTACAAGCTGATAAGATCGGTTTGAAGATCGAAAGGAATGCACTTCAAGATGCTGAAGAATGCCTTAGCTGTCATGGGTAAAAAGAAGCGATTCAGTAGATCATTGCACACAGAAAATGATACACCTGCAAAAGCAGCAGCAGTGAGATATTGGAAAGCCTTAGGATACAATGTGTACGAGAATACAAACAATAACGTACCTGATCTAACCATAGAGACAGAGAATGCCAGATTCTACAGTGAGGTTGAAATTAAAAGGATATGGACGGGGGAGGCTTTTCAGTACGATACCTTACAAATACCTGAAAGGAAGCGAAAATATATCGGACTTGATCTTCCGTGTACTTTCATGGTATTTAATAACGAACAGACTCACGTATTTCTCTGTGAGGGCAGCACACTTATTACTGCCCCCTTAGTCGAAGTACCTAATAGGTACGTACATGAAGGTGAGTATTTCTTTCAAATACCTATTACCGAACTTAAATTAGTGAAAGTGCCAGTATGACAAAGAAGATCACATACAAGCTAGTTCATGTTGAGTGGATAGATGCAGTTGGTTCTGTAGGATGGGAAGATAATACAACTGCACTGGTAGACAAATGTGTCACGGTAGGATACATTGTGAATGAGACAAAGGATGCTGTGTGCATTGCATCTACTGTGTCTAGGAAAAGCAATAACGCTAGAATGCACATACCTAAAGCTTGGATAAAGAATAGATCTACTTTGGGAACAATTGAAGTGGTGTATTAATGGACAATATCATTAACCTTTTAGAAAGAATCTATGCAAATGTAGCAACACTAAGTGCTTACTATTACAATGAACACACACAGTTTAGAGAATCACAAACTGATGTAGACCCTGTAGAGTTTGCATTATGGGATATTGAGATTAGACTCAAAGAAGCTATCAAACAATTGGAGAATGTTGAGAATGAATACGATGAAGAAGCAGCAGATGAATCACATACCGGAGAATTGGATTACGATGAATCCTGGGACACATCCGAGTGGGATTACGATGGCTCAGTGGACATTCCCGTTCAAGACACCGGAAGTGAGAGCGAAGATAATGAAGTACAACAAGATGCTGGAGAAGAAAAAGAACAAGGAACAGATAGACAGCATTGGTTTAGCCCCATTTTAAAATAGGAGTAACTTATATGCTACTAAAAGTAGATGATGAAATGCTCGATGAATTGGTACGTAAGGTTCTTATTGATAGTTACTTTCGTACTGAAGAGCAGATAGATAGATTAGAAGCTATGAAGGATGATTTAAAACCACATCAGAAAGAAGATTTAAGGTATGATAAAAAATATATTAAAGCAGTCAAGCGTGTTATCATCCACTTTAGCCCAGGAGTCGTATTCAATGAAGAGGCTGAAAGACTTGATTACTTTGAAAGAGAGGGTAGCTGGAGTGACTGAACTTAAAAAACAAATTGATAAAGCTGACATTGACAGGTTTGATCTTGAAGATAAGATCACACTTATGTGGTGTACTGAAACTGACATTGATACAGTATACAAGTATCTGATGGACATAGATGCAGACATAGATACCGTAGGCAATGCGCTGCTTGGATTAAAAGTTATCCACACTGCAAGAGTCACTGAATTGTGGGATGTATTTACCACACTTATCCACAATGGTGCGTTCATCAATAAGAATGATCTAAGCACACTTGCTGCATTACAAGAAGAAAACAGGGACTTAGCTAGGCAACTTGAAGAAGCTTATGAGAATTGTGAGAGTATCGTAAGGTACGAAGGCTTAGGGCCAGGACAATCACAACAAGGTATGAGCTTACGTGATCAATTGGCTAATGCTATTAAGCTGAAAGCTGAGGATGTGTTGACTAAGTAATACGCAGACATATAACTATACTTCCCCGCAGGCACTGTTCTAGTGCCTTTTATTTTCCCTATAATTTGGAGAGTCTATGTCTGTTTTAGCACCCAATAACACCTATAAACCTTTCACGTACCCTTGGGCTATGGAGTATGCAGTTGAATCTGAGAAAGCTCATTGGGGTGAATGGGAGGCAAAGCTGCAGGATGATGTAGCACAATGGCAAAGTGGGAAGCTTTCTCAAATAGAAAAGAATCACATTACACAAATACTACGATTGTTTACTCAAAGTGATGTAGCGGTAGGTACTAATTACTTAGAACACTACGTACACAAATTCAAGAACAATGAGATCAGAGCTATGCTCACTAGCTTTGCTAACAGGGAATTTGTACATCAGCGTAGCTATGCCCTATTGAACGATACACTAGGACTACCAGAAGCAGAGTATTCAGCCTTCCTAGAATACAAGCAAATGAGCGATAAGATCGAATTCATGTCTCAGATAAATACCCATAGCCATGAAGGATTAGCGAAGGCTGTAGCCCGTTCTGTGATGAATGAGGGCATGTCTTTGTTCTCTGCCTTTGCTATGCTCTTAAACTACCAGAGATTCGGTAAGATGAAAGGCATGTGTGAGATTGTTGAATGGTCCATCAGAGATGAATCCATGCATTGTGAAGGCATGATTAAGTTGTTTAGAGAATTTTGTAAGGAGCATCCGAGGATTGTTACTGACAGTTTCAAGAAAGATATCTACCAAATGTTCAGGGATGGTGTTGCATTAGAGGATGCAGTTATTGATGGTGCATTTGAGATGGGGCCAGTACAGGGCTTGACAGCAGAAGATGTTAAGAGTTATATTCGGTACATAGCGGATAGACGCTTAATTCAACTGGGACTTAAAGGTAACTTTGGAGTTAAGAAGAATCCCCTAGAGTGGCTTGATTGGATTGTTGCAGGTGACACACTGAAGAACTTCTTTGAAGGTGTTGTTACTGATTACAATGCAGCAGGCATGGTAGGTGATTGGGGATGGGGAACCAATGAAACAAAGCAACACAAACTTGCAGCCTAAGAAAGATCGTGTACCCCCCTTGTCTATTCAGTACGACAAGGGTAGGTATGCATTTATTAAGGGGTGGATATCTAACCCTTACCCTGAAGATGATCCGAAAGGGTTAGAGTGGCAGCGTGGATTTAATGCTGCTTATTTTGATAACATTGATAGATTAAAGGTTAAGTATGAAAGATCAGCACGACATTAAACTAACTGCAGATGAGCTACGTGCCATTCTGTTTGTATTGAAATCAACCCCAATTGATATGGGGTTGTATCCGTTGTTTATTAATCTACAGTCTCAGCTTAAGAATATTACTGAGAATGTTGTAGAAGATACTCCTTAACCTATCGTAAAGCCTCTAGCATAGGGGCATATCGATACACAGCTTTATAGTCTTTTGTGTCTTCAATAGTCTTGCCATTATTGTCACGTTTATACATTTCATTAATGGCAAGACGCTTCTCTTGTGACAGGGCATTATATGCCATCTTGTCTACACGCTCTCTGTCATCTCTAGTCATCTTACCTTTAACAATAGCACGAGCAGGTTCCATAGCATCTGCCATGGTATTAGCTAAGGCTACCTTTTTCTCTCTGTCTTCCAGCTTGTTATAACGATCACTATCTAGCAACCTAGCTAGACGAGGTTCTACAAACCTACGTGATTCACTAATCACTGCACGATCATAGACTTTATCACCTGTAGATCCAAAGAATCTGTAGGGGTCCATATTAAGCTTAGAGAATTCTTTCTCAATGTCATTGACACGTGGAACTACTCTAAAGCCAGATAGAATGTTAAAGAATTCACCTGCACGTACTGGCTCTTCTTCACGTAGGTATCGCATAGCAACAGGCAGTTCTTCTTTCAATCCGGGTAACTTGCCTTTAATGCGATTCATAGCTGCCTCAGATACAATGTCCTCGCCAGTGATTACGTTAGGATCACGTGCTAGCTGTGACTCACGATCCATCAAATCAAAGTAAGCAAAGAAAGGCTGTCCTGGTTGAATGAATCTACCTGCAAAGTCACCTAATATTTGACCCATAGCCTTCTTAAACTTATCTGCTTCTTTGCCTTCACCTGCCATAAGTTCAGGCAAACTATCTAAGATGGTCTTTTGTGAACCTGCTGGCATTTTCATACCAGCAATAGCTTCC